CGAAGACCTCCTGCCTGATGTCGCGGCAGCGATGGCTGGGATGGCTGACGGTACGCTCAAGACTCAGATCGCGATGGACCTCATGGGTCGGAGCGGCGCTGAGCTAATCCCCATGCTGAACCAGGGGGCTGACGGCCTCAAGGATATGCGCGCAGAGTCCGAAGAGCTCGGCGTCGTGTGGACGCAGCAAGACGCCGTCGCAGCGGCAGAACTCAACGATGCCCTGACCAGGCTGAAAACAACATTCGCCGGGATGGTTCAGGAGGCGACCCGATACTGGCTGCCCACCTTCGTCGACATCGCGGAAGGTGCTCTGCTCGCCGCCGAGGCGATCACGGGGCTGGATGCGGCTGAAAAGCGTAGGGAGGAACACCTAGAAACAACCCGGGATGCGATCAGCCTCCGAGCCGAAGAGCTTGAGGGCATGCGGGTCAATCTCGAGGCCTGGGAGGAGATGACCGACGCCCAACTTGAGGGGATGGATGTCTCCCGGTCCTACCAAGCGGAGATGATCGCCCTCTGGCAGGGCCGAGTTGACCGGCAGCGAGAAGTCGTTCGACGGACTGTTGACGAGCTAGGCGAGGAGGCCGGGATCGGCCGAGCCTACGTCGAGCGACTGAGGGAGGAGCGGCTCGCGCATCTCGGAGCGGCCGGCGCGGCGGGAGAGGCCGCCGGAGCGAGGGCCGGAGCGGCCGCCGGGATGACCGAGGCGGAGAAGGCGGCGCGAGAGCTTACGCGCCAACTGACGGCCTCCGAGGGGAGCGTTGTTTCCCTCCAGCGGTCGATCGAGACGATGGGCCTCGAGGGGGAGGAGGCGATCCGGGCGAGAGCCCTCCACGCGGTCGAGGATCTCCTCGCCGAGCTAGACCGCCTCGACGAGGTCCCGGCGGGGGCGAACGCCGATCTGTACAACTCCCTCTGGGACTCCCTCCGGGAGCAGATTCGATTGACGCAGGAGGCGGCCGACGAGGAGGTCGCGATCTTCCGATCGAAGGAGGAGGAGAAGGCCGAAGCCCTCCGAGTCGCACGGGAGGAGGATCTCGAAGACGCGACCTACTACTTCGAGGAGCTGGAGCGGATGCAGGCTGAGTATCAGCAGAGCATCGCGGACTCGTCCTTCGCCATTCTCGACTCCTTGGTGGCTTTTACTGAGATCATCAATGAGGCTGTCCGAGCGAGCTATGGCGAGAATTCGAAGGAGGCTTCCCAGGCTGCCAAGGTCCTGTTCGCAATCCAGCAGACAGCCGCACTCGCGGAGGCGGGAGTCAACCTCGCCGTCGCAATCTCAGCAGCCAATGCGTCTGCGGCTTACCCGTACAATATCCCGGCGATCGTCGGCGCGACGGCGACCGGCGTTGCTGCCATCGCAGCTATCGTCGCGCAGAGCATCGCGGGAGTCGCAGATGCCGGCCTGCCTCCGGGAGCTCTCCGAGCCGCTGGCCTGAACCAGCACACGATGCTAGCAGTGCGGAACGACGAGATGGTCCTGGACCCGGTCGGGACCGCTGCGATCTCCCGCATGCTCGAGCAGCGCGGCGGTGGCGGGCAGCCGGTCGTGGTGAATACCGTCCTCGAGCTGGACGGGGTCGCTCTGGGGCGCACCGTGGACAGCCACCTCGTGCGCTCGTCGGAGCGCGGTCTGGGCTACTCCGACCGAATCCGCTACGGGACTCGCTGATGCCGTTGACTGCCTTTTTCATGGACGACGCCTTCGGGCTCTCCGGGACGACGGTCCACCTCCCCCCGAGCGGGGAGGCTATCGGAGCCCCCCTCTCGAATGCCCTGGAGGACCGGCCTCGGGTGACGTGGCAGACGGACGGGTACTTCTCCATCGACTCGGGCCGCTACATCGACCTCAAGGAGGGGGCAGGCAGCGAGCTGAACATCCTTCTCCCGCACATTTTCGGGGATGGCGACAACATCGCCTATCGGCTCGAGCTTGCGCTCAACTTGTCGGCCCTGACCTCCCTGACCTACACGGTTCGCTACCTGTCAGACCGCCGCTTCCGCATCGAGGCGAGCGGCACCTTCTCGCTGCTCTGGGCGACTGGCACGAACACGGCCAGCAACGCCAGGGAGTGGCTCGGGTACGACAACTCGGATCTGACCGGAGGGACCTCGTACAACGCCCAGGAGCGGCGATACAGCAGCGATACCTGGGTGGTCTTCGACTTGGGCTCTGCGAAGGCGATAGACCTCCTCGCGACGGTTCTCGATGGCGGTGACGACGCCAGCTTCTCGACGGTCAAGATCTACGGCAACGCCAGCATTCTGAGCCTGACCGACCGGGCAGCCTGGGACGGGACAGCGAGCCTCGACCGCTCGTTCAGCTCTCGGCCAGCCGAGGAGCAGAATCGGATCCAGGTCGCGATGGGAGCCAGCGGGGCGACGATGACCTTCCGATATTGGGCGTTCTCCTGGCGTCACTTCGATGAGGATGCGTATCACGCTGTTGGGATTCTCAAGGCCCTGGTCAAGTACACCTCGACGAGTCGTCAGATCACGCAGCTCAGCGGGCACGGCATCATCGATGACACCCCAGAATTTGGGGTCAACTCGTATTACCCGGTGCAGGGGCTCCAGCGATGGCGAGCTCCGCTGAACTTCGACGCCTGGGCCTCGAGCGACTATCGCTCCGTGGTGACTGCGGTCGTTCGGAACGGCAGAGCAAAGGGCATCGTCTGGTCGCTTCGATGGGACCAGATCGCTGACGGCACCTATGATGCCGACGACGAGGCGGACAAAGGCTTCCTGCTCTGGTGCTCGCTGCGCGACTACAGCGAGGACGACTACACGGGCGCAGCGAGCGACTTCATCAGCGGCGAGCTTGTCGTCCAGCAGGTTCGCTAGATGGTCGGGATCCCAGTCGCGCTTCCGATCGAATGGGCGAAGCCGACGCTCCGCCTCGTCTATCTCGTGGAAGGGTACTACCGGCTCCCGACCGGCGAGAAGCGAGTGGTCCGCTGGTGCGGACCGAAGAACAGGGCGGGGAGTGGGTTTACAGCGCGCCCGACCCTGACCGTTTACCCGATCGAGGAAGTCGTGGGCGGCTCGATGGTTGTCACCTCTAGGCGCGTGACCTACGAGGGGCGACTATCTAGATGCTCGATTGATAAGACCCTGGGAACACTGGAGCAGACCATCCAGGCGATGTCGGAGGTCACGCTGACGGTCGATCTGGGCGACGGCGACGAGGGGCCGACCGCGAACATCGACGACGGTGCGCTCCGCGATATGGCGATACACGGGCGCTGGATGGGCCAGCAAGCTCGGCTAATCGTGGTGGATGCTGACGACATCGACCGCTGGGAGGTCATGGCGGACGGAGTCTGGGACCGCGACCCCGACAAGCTGTCCGCGTACTCGTTCCGCATGACGATTAACGTCGGCTCTGTGATCCCCCCCTGGCGGAATTGGCCCCAGGCCCAGGTGCCTTCTACGGTCGACCAGTGGCTTGACTACTCCTACGCGAGCACGACCACGAAGTGGAGCCCGACCGGCGCGACGACTCCGAGTTTTGGTCTGAACCCGAATCACGTCGGCAGATGGATGCCGATCATCTTCGGAGGGGTCCAGTCCCTGGGGAGCGACGAGCTCTGGATCGAGATCGTCCCCTACGGGTCGATATCGACTGCGATCTTCGCTTGGGTGTCGCCGCTGTTCGATCAGTTCGTCTATGACGTGATGTACGAATCGACCTCCGACGGGGTCGTTTCCGTAGCTGCGACGAGCGGGTCCTTTATTACTTGCTTCAATAACAACGATCCGACTCGAGGGCCGGTCGGCACTTGCGTCCGATTCACGGCGCCCGCCGGATCAGCATCCAACGGCTTCGAGTGGCGCGGTCCCAGCCGAACCGACGTGGCTGTGGCGAAGGTGGCCGGCGGTCGAGCCATCACCCGGCCTCCGGGCTACACCGACATCGGATTTGACGGCAACCCGGAGCTGGGCAATGGCGGCAACGGCAGCGAGGCCACTCCGACTAGCAGCGCCTTCGGCAGTAACCCGTACAGCGAGGTCCCTGGGCTGCTGATAGACCTGTTCACTTCGGGCGACTACCTGGGCGCCCCGACTGAGATCCACAGTGATGCGGAGTCGAGCCTGCTTGCGTACTACTCGCTAGTCCCCGGAGCTGTCGCCAGGACTTGTGCCGTACCCGCTGAGCCTAGCGATGAGCCCCTCTCCCTCCGAGAAGCGATGGAGGCGTTCATGCGGTCGATCCCGGCTGACCTCGTGCAGAAGGCTGACGGCTCGGGAAAGAGGAAGTATCTGGCGGTCCCAAGGCCCATCCAGGGAGATCAGCCGATCCACCGCTTCACGGTCGGGGAGCTCGTCGAGACAAACCCGCAGACGGTCGAGCAGCTCAGCGACCCTGATGGCTACTACAGCAATGAGACGACGATCGTCACCGGGAAGCGGCTCGTCGCTCCCGATGTCGGTGAACCGATCGTGAGCCCCAGGGAGGAGCGCTCGATCACCCTCTCCGATCTCGCGGAGCAGAGCAGCTCGGCGACGGACCAGATCGTCGTCGATGAGGTCAAGCTCAAGGGATGGGACTACTTCTCGCAGGCAGACTTCGAGCACGTTGCTGTTCTTATCGAGGCCAGCAAGTCTCGACCGCAGCGGGTCCTAGAGGCAATCCACGGCTATCCGTCCTGGCGCTTCGAGCTCGGCGATGTGGTCGCGTATTCGATCCCAGGAGTCTACGCGGACCCTGGACAAATTCGATCGATGCGACTGAGCCTAGACAAGCAGACGGTCACGGTGCGAACCTACCACTGGCCCGACGGCGTGCGGATCATCGACACGACCGGCGAGGCCGACCGGCTCAGCAAGCCGAAGCAGGATGCTGACCGCAAGACGCCCGACAGAGATCGGCGGAAGGACTGAGCATGCCCGGTGGCACCTCCTACATTGGCGACCTGACCATTGTCGAATCTAGTGGCGAGATCGTCAGCCAGAGCGTCGGTGATAAGGCCCTCAAGAGCAGCGCCGCGGACGACTCGACCCTGGAGGTTGACTCGTCCACAGGCAAGATGCAGATCAAGGTCCAGGGCTCGGCCCTCGCGAACGGGATCGCCCGGAACCGTATGTCGAAGTATGCGGGGACGTGGCTCCAGGGCGCGCTAGCGGTGTCCGCTTCGGCCGCTGGGACCTTCCAGCTGACGAACACCTATTCGACATCCCTCATCATCACGGATGTCCTGGTGTTCATCACAACGGGGCAGACGACTGGAGCGACCAGGACGGTCGACATCGGGTTCGGGTCGGGAGCATCTACGAGCTACGACAACCTGATCGACGGCCTCGACCTCGCGACCGCTGGGGTCTACTCGAACCTGACCGACAAGGGCACGAATGGCGGCATCGGCGTCTGGCGTTCGGGAGAGTACATCAACGCATCTGCTTCGGCCTCCCCGACCGGATTGGTCGGCTTCTACGCTGTCCATGTGGTAGACGTGACCGCATAGCCCCCCACCTGACGGCTCGCGAGCACCGTCAGCAAGCCTGGAGACTCGAATGGCACGAATGCTCCCCCTCTTCATCAACGTAGACGGCGAGGTCGTCAACACCATCACGACCAGCGAGAGCGCTGCGGCTGCGATCAACAGAGACAGTAACGGTATTGGCGGCTGCCAGATCGTCGGTTGCTTCGCCGCACTCCAGAGCACGAGCGGCAAGGTGACCGTCCGCGTCTACGATGACTCCGACAAGACCCGCGAAAAGTACACCAAGGAATTCGACTTCACCTCTGTCACGCAGACGAGCGAGAATCTGAGCGCACCGATTCCGTTCATGGACACCCCCTACTGGACCGCCCAGGGTGACTCGAACGCGAACGGCAAGATTTGCGCGCTGATCTTCTACGTTCAGGCGATCTCGGTCTTCTGATGTCGAACTCGGCCGCATGACGAATGCCCGGGTCATCGGTCCCCTCGGGGAGCTGTGTCCTCTCGCTGCAACCCTCGTCGGGGTCGATGGCTCGCGGCACCCCTGGAGGCCCTGATGAACTCGACCGCAGACCTCGCCAGCAAGTCAATATCCCTGCCGACGTGGCTCCTCGCGGTCATCGTGTTCGGAGGACTCGGCGGGGCCAGCTCTGGGGTGATGGGCGTGGTCGGTCTGGGGGGTAGCCAGGACGCGAGCGCGACAGAGTCTGAGGGCCGGATGGTCCGCGTCGAGGACGAGGTGGGCGACCTGGGCGTGGCTGTCGAGAAGCTCCAGTCAGAGCTGAGCATCGTCCACGACAACCAGATCGCGATCTGCATCGCCACCGACGCGCAGTGTGAGCGCTGATGCCGAAGTTCGGCCAGCGGAGCAGAGCGAACCTCGCGACGTGTCAGGAGGATCTTCGGACCCTGTTCAATGAGGTAATCCGCTGGTGGGACTGCACCATCCTCTGCGGAGCTCGCCCCCAGGAGGAGCAGGACGCCGCGTTTTACTCGGGCAGATCGAAGGTCAAGTTCCCGAACTCCAAGCACAACGTCGGCCCAGGGGCTCATCGCGAGCTCTCCGCTGCTGCCGATGTGATGCCCTACCCCATCGACTGGCACGACCACGACCGCATCGTGCAGTTCGCTGGCTTCGTCAAGGGGGTCGCCGCCGTGCTCCTGGATGAGGGGACAATCTCGCACCGCATCACCTGGGGCGGGGACTGGGACAACGACGGCAGCACGAAGGATCACGCCTTCTTCGACGGACCGCACTTCCAACTGGAGGATGATTAGATGGACAGGCTCAGGAGCCGCAAGTTCTGGCTCGCTCTGCTTGGGGCTCTGCTCCCGATCGTGGCTGCACTGCTGACTGGAGAGGTGGACCCCGAGGTCGCCGTCAAGTCGGGTAGCGCCGTCCTGGCCTCATACATCCTCGGCCAGGGATACGTCGACGCCCAGGCAGCGAAGCTCGGCGCACCGCTCCCGGAGGCATCAGATGCCGACGAAGGCTGAGCGGAGGCAGGCGAAGCGAGCAGAGGCCGCTAGCTTCCTCGAGGAATACTCTGGCCCGGTAATGGACAAGCTTGTCGGCGTGATCGGGGATCTCGCTGACGAGGTCGAGGGTCTGAGCCAATTCGAGCAGGATGCGGCCTATGCGGCCGAGCTCAGCTATCGCCTGGACAAGGCGATCGTCCTGGGCGATCCCCTCCTCGAGGCGCTGGACGGGATCGTCATTTTCTTCGTCGCCCTGGCTGCGATCGGCATCTACAGGTCGATCGCTCGCAGAGAGAAGCTCCGCGGAGCTCGACTCGACCGGCTGAAGGAGCGGCTCGACGCTCGCGGTCCTCGAATGGCTCGAGCTGCGCGGCTTCGGCTCGAGCGCAGGATCAAGCGTCTGGAGAGCTGAGCGGGCGATCCTCTGCACTAATGCAGACGACCGCTCTCCAATCATCGTCTGACAGGGACCGGATCTCCTCGACCAGGCGCTCCAGCGCATCCCTGTGCCTTCGCTCTGCTGGGGACGGGTCCGTGCTGCCCTCGAGGAAGTGCAGCGCCTCGTCGATTCGATCGACGCTCTCCCCTCGCTTCTGAGTAGCTCGAACCATCCGAAGGACGGTGATGGCCTGGGACTTCGAGATCATCATGGGTCGCTCCTGGGTTGTCATCCGTCGTAGCATCCACAGAGGGTCTTGGGGCCAGTCTTGAAAAGCTTAAGCTGAGCCTCGTCCGCCTTGATCATCCGCTCCCACTTCCAGTCCCTTCCGAGCCCGACGATGGCGCCGCGACAGTGCGGGGCGGCGGCGCGCTCGATCGCCAATGCGCGCTCAAGCAAATCGGGATGGCACGCCTTGAGTTGGAGGATCTCACGGGGCTTCATGGCTGGACAGAAGAAGCAGGACGACTTGCCTGGAGAGGGGAGGCCGGCGGATTCGATCGCCTCGACACATTCCTCGCGGCCC